CCATAATCTTCTTGGCAAGCGCACCCTTAATACCAGCACGGTCGTTCTTACCCTCAGCCGAGGCAATTTCGCGTTGATGTTTGATCCACTCTTTCACGCTAGACATGTGGAGCGGATCATCAGTCGGGAGGTCAAGAACATTTTGGTGGATGTTCTTATAGGTTGGTGGGTTCTCAAGCATACGCTTTTCGCGAGCTTTAGCCAGACGCTCTACGGCAGCTGCCTTTTGCTCAGCTGACATTGGTTTACGTGGTTTACGGATCTTCTTGCGGACGTAACTTTCAGGTTCTTTAGCCATAATCTTAATCTCACTCAATTTGAACAACAAGTATACTATAGTCTATGTAGGATGTCAACCTTTTTTTGATCTATCTGCCGATATGGGTTAAATCAGAGTTGGGCACGACCATGTATCCACCTTTATTGTATGCTATTGATACGGTGTAATTCTTTGATACTTCGCGCTTGTATGAATCGTCGACTTGAACGTTAGACGATGGGGGAGTGAGTGGAGCAGACATATAATCATTCTGCTCCTCTCTTCGGTATGGCACTGCCTTAACTGGCATCTCTCTGAATGCGGGCTTATACTTCTTTGTTGTATTTAATGCCTTTGTTTTACGCTTACGTCCAGACATATCATATCTCAATGATCCAGCAGTCGTACCTTTCATAATTTATTCTCTCAGTAGCTTACTAAACAGTTGGAGCCATTCACTCTCTCTGTAACTCCAATTATAAAAATTGTCAATATATACTTTAGCCATTTCCAACTTACTTTGCTGTCCAGCAGAGCGATGGCTGTGTATGGCATTGACCAATGTCTCAATGAATTCATGCGCATGGCTATTGGGATCTTCATGATACTGGTACATTGTCGCAAACCCAGCAGTCGTTTCTGGTAATGCTGCATGATTAGGACAAACAATCTCGCATCCAGCACTCATAGCTTCTATAGCAGCAATACATGAAGTCTCTTGCCAAATGTTAGGATATGCAAAGATATGTGCTTGTTTTAGAGCTTCACGCACAACATCATTAGGCTGATAACCATGATACGTCATATTTGGATGAGAGTCAACCTTTTCAAACACACCTTTATATGGGATATCTCTATCTGCCCAACCATAAGCATTGAATGACGAATACACATCAAGGTGTAATTCCACCTGATCTTTAAAGTGATTACATATCCACTCAAAGCAAGGAACAAGAATCTCAAGACCGCGATGAGGAGTTGTGTGATAGATTAGGTTGATTCGCTCGGTTGGCTTTGGTTCGGTCAACACGATTGGATCGATAGCATTGTGGATAACATGCGTTTCTTTATAGCGAAGAGCATGTTGATAGTGGAATGATTGCATCTGGTGATTGCTCACAAATACAATTTTATCAAACTTATTCCTGCTGCTCGGCTTACTTAGATGGGCAGCTTCTGGATCATCACAAGTGTCATGCAGAAGAAGAATGTTCTTTTTAGAAAGATCGATACTATCTTCACGAACTCTAGAATGGATCACATTGATCTTATCATCAAGCCCATTCCTTTCTAAGATATCAGTTATCCGTTCAGCCATCATTTCCGTGCCGCCTTTAGCGTCAGCATATGTGCCGTCAGCTTGGGGTTTCGGAAACGAGACATCAACCATTTCTTCTTCTGCAATGACATCAAGGCTCATTATGCTTCAACTTCCGAGTCAACATGAGCAATAGATTTAATTTTATCCATACGGAAAGATCGCCAGCCATTAGCATTAACGTCCCAAACAGACAAAGAAGTTTCCGCAGCTTTCTTAGTGTCACCATCAACTTTAGAAGCAACAGCAGCTGGAAGAATGTCACGTTTAAGAGTACATGTCATAACACGCTCGTCACCGTTCAGTTTGTCGAATGTAACTTGTAGTACATTCGCGACAAGAAGATCGCGCAATTCGTCACGACTAAATTGATTATAAACCATACAATACCTCATAAAATATCACCGAATTAAATAACAAAAGAAGTGGTTCTTCGATCACGTGTCACAGAGCTTTTGGCTCTATCGTGATCCTCGTTGAGACTTCCCCATTGCCTCATATATTTACGCTTTGTCTCGTTTCAACCATTGGTCTACTTCGCAACCGATAAGTGTAACACTTACCACTATTTGTACAGGATCAAACATCACAATACCAGCGACCAGCCCAACAAGACCGATCGTTAAACCAAAGCCGATAGCGGCACGTGTCTTCATAAATTTACTAAACATCATTATCTCCAACAAGTCTTCTACATTCTTCGAATCTTCGCATTGACGTTCTAACGCCATAAAGGTCGTCTTGATTATCAACCGCAAACGCCAACCAAAATAACAACCAGATCCGAGCAATCAATAACATGAGTTTATTATACTACATTGCTCAATATAAGTCAACTACAATACAACTTTAATATTCTCAGCAGGAACGATATTTAGTTTCTTTCCCTCTACAGTAATGGGAATACTATTAGCCCAACTCAGGTATACGACATCACCGACTACCACGTCTTCGACGCTATCGGCTACAGCCAATACAGTTGCTGGCTTAGATGATTGATCATCGTCAGGTGTCCCAGTTAGGATAATGCCGCCCATCGTTGTTGTTTCTTTTTCTTCCGCTTCCAGCATGACTAACACGCTATCATTTAACATCTTCATCTATTATTCACCTTGTTTTAAACGTTCAATTATTTCAATTAAATCATCCATAGCTTCCATATCGCTCTGGGATTCAGTATCAATTTCTAGCTCAATTTTTATTTTCATCTGTCACACTTTATCTGGAGCCTCCTATCCGAATCGAACGGATCACCTACTGATTACAAGTCAGTTGCTCTACCAAATGAGCTAAGGAGGCATTGTTAAGTTGTTATTATACTACACATTTGGGTGAAAGGCAAGCGTTATTTGGGTAATAGTTGGCTTACCATTGGTGGATCACGCCTGCTATGATAACAAAGCATGTAATAAAGTTTACAAGGACAATCACCGTTCTTATGGACGCTACAAGATCAGCTTCGCTTTTACTGCCGACTTTCTCGCCCAGTGACTTAGCCCATAATCGCCACCAACGCATTAGTCCTTGCCTCTACGACGATCAATGCCAATGTCTGTTACCACAATCAAATATAACACACCAACGATAACACTTGTGACCATAAGACCAATCATCGCATAACTTAATGTATTTCCTAACATGTTTAATATATCCATGACTATTCCTCTATTGCCATTATCATACTAGTTTTATCAACGCCATTGCTTATAAACTCTTGCCCCAACCACTGTATCTCATCATGAAGTTCTAGAGCCATATGCTCTATGGTCTCAATACCAGTCCTCTCACGCTCATGAGCATACCAAGCCAACACATTAGATACCTCATGTATTTTATTGTCGATATAAAGCGCATTAGTGTTCGGGTTTGTTGAGTCTCCAGAGACAGCTAACAAAGAATCAGGCAGGACAATAGTATTCATCACAATTGAGTCGATGTTAAGAACTAACACCTTTCCAGCATTAGCCAATACAACTGGCAAATTTTTGTGTTTTGAATTTCTATATTCTTTGACACGGTCATCATCAGTCATACCATTAGTGTCTAGTTCTTCAAATGTACATGTAAACTTCTCTTCCACATCATCCATGAGAAAGGAAACTCTTTCATATACCATCGGAGAAGGATTCACTATATGTACATGGCAAGGCATTCCACCACTACCAGTAACCGACCTGACGAATGCTTCGCCATGTTTCATGAAGTACAGACTATCGCAGGCAGCAAATACTACTGGGTTGCATTGCACTATTCCATCAAGATTTTCTTCATCTATAACTATTGTGTCACTCATTGTCCGATAATCCCATATTGTATACCACGATCAACCGCATAATCTTCAACACGATATCCTTCATTTTCAGCTTCATCCACTTTATCCCAAAACAACTCAACCAGCTCGTGTTTAGGATGGTCAACAGTTTCGCCAGTAAACCATTTCGGCTTCCATGGCTGGGTTGGCATATGAGTGTAATGTATTTGTTTGAATGGCTCGACATCACCGTCATGGCTATTCCATGCAGGGTCTAAAGTGCCGATGGGTATCTCTTGTTGTACAAAGTTTATGAACCTGTGGTGTGCTCTTGGATCGACTTTCCATTGAGCTGACGGCTTTTGACCTTTAAACTTAGAGCAATCAAATAAGATAACACAGAACTCTTTACCGCCAAACCGTTTGCCGTCTCGGGCAAGCATTACATTGTCACCCATATCCATATCAAACAACTCACCAATGTCATGGAAGTTTAACATATCAACATCAGTGTATATTGCTCGTCCTTCAAAGTTACAGTATTCGGGGATAGCCCAGCGGAATCCTGAGAATGGAGTAGACCAATTCTGATCAGCAAAGCCATGCCAGAAAGAATTAGGATCATCTGTTTTACGCATCCAAACAATTTCAATACTACGAAAGGAATTGTTCCTCAACGTATACTCATACGCCATCTCAATCAATGCGTCTTCACCATTAGATGACGTACCAATAAACAACTTCACAGGATCTTTATTCATAATAACCTCATTATATATTTAAGACTTGAACTCTTCTTTCAACTTACTCACATGCTTACTATGTATCTTACAGCCGATGAACTCGTTATAATACTCGTCCCGCAAAAGAACATCTTTCCCAAACTGTTCCTTTGCCTCGTAGTATGTACACTCACCCTTTGTTCTTGCTAGGTGTAGTATCTCACGTTTGAATGGTGTGCCATTCTCAACTAACAGCTTAACCGACTCACTGGATCCATAATAATCTTTCCAGTCAGACGGAACTTTAGTCTTAACCCTGCGCTTGCGAGTCTTGGTTACTGGCAGAGTCTTTGGCTTCCAGAAAAACTTCTTACCAACATACATCTTGCCAGTTTCCAATTCAGTCAGGCGATAACAAAAGCCGACCCATTCCTTTAACTCTTCTTCGGATGGGTCGTATGGTCTGCCTTTATATATCCAAGGGTTTACATAATTATTCGTCTTCAAAATCTAACTCGTCAAGCGCATCAAACTCAATAACGTCACTGAGATCAACTTCTGCTCCACAATAGGGGCAATATAGCGGTGGGTCTGTAATGTCATCCTGATTAAGGAGAATAACCTGATATTCACTGCTACATTCTTCACAACATAACGTTGTTACTTCCTTTACTTCTTCTTCCATCATTCCTCTCTACGATGCGTATGCATCATCCCACGTTCCTGTAAGACCAGCAACTTCATATTCTGTCACACGGTTCTCAAAGAAGTTCGTGTGGTCTGCACCATTCAATACCCACTCCAACCATGGGAGCGGATTCTCTTTTACTCTGAAGTTTGTTCGTAAACCTAACTGAAGCAATCTTCTGTCTGTTATATAGCGGATATACTGTTTTACTTCTGCAGCGTCTAAGCCTTCAACCTCGCCCATCTTGTAAGCCAGATCAATAAACTTATCTTCTAGCTTCACAGCTTGTCGTGCTATCTCATATATATCTTTCTTAAAATCTTCGTCTACGATACGTGGATGCTCAGCGCAGAATGCTTTGAATAGCTTAGAGTTACCCTCAACGTGAATCGACTCATCACGGATAGACCATTCTACAACCTTGCCCATGCCTTTCATCTTACCATAACGCTGGAAGTTTAGTAGCATTACAAACGATGCAAATAACGCAACACCCTCGTTGAACACAGACTTAGCAAGCGACAATCCGAGACCACGCATAGTAGTAACATCATTCTCGGTCATAAAGTCGATCTTATCAGCCATCTCTGAATACTCAAGAAAGGCATGATACTCGCTGTCAGGCAGACCAAGTGTTTCGTTCAGTAGAGCATATGCTCTTTGGTGGATACCCTCACGAGCAGCAAACGATCCAAGCATATTACGCACTTCATTGTTCTTAAATTTAGGAACAAAGTTATCGTAGTAATTCTGACCAACCGCAACGTCTGACTGAGTAAACAAGCGCAGTACATTGGTGATGTAATCTTTCTCTACCTGTGTAACCTTACCCATCTTCCAATCAGTAACGTCTTCAGAGAGATCAATCTCGTCTTCGATCCAGTGAGCCTTTTCGTGACGTGTAGTAATATCTACAGCCCAAGGATAATGGAATGGTTTGTACGTTTCAGAGAACTCAAGCAGACCGCCAGCTTTCTTAACTAGCGTGTCAGCAATCTTCATAAGATCGTCATATGTTCCAATGTGCTTATCATCAATAAAGATCTGCGGTACAGATCGTGCGTTCGGCAGTTTCTGGTAGAACGCCAAACGTTGTTCTTGATCATCTAGCTTGACCTCACGGACAACATATCCATGAGTCTCAAACCAATACTTTGCCTTTACACAAAATGGGCAATTACTTTTACTGTAAATTAATACGTCCAATTCTCTCTCCTAGAATATGTATATTTCATTTGACTCATCACCCTTCGCATGCAAGGCAAGAATCCTGACTATCATCGTCTTGTGTAGCAACATCACTGAATTCAGCAAGCCTATCACGAGCGACTTTAGTCGTAACGTTCTCAGCTTTGTTAGATGTTTCTGTTCTTAGATAGTATAACCCTTTTGTGCCGTAAAGCCAAGCATTATAATGTACTTTATGTAGGTAATCTTTGGTAGCTCCTGACGGGAAGAAGATATTCAATGACTGACCTTGACACAGATACTTTTGACGATCACCAGCTTGCATAACAATCATATCTTGATCCAACTCAATGGCTGTCTTGAATACGCCTTTGATGTGGTCAGATAAGAAGTCTAGGTGCTGTACTGAACCGCCGCCAGTGATGATCGAAGACCAAACCTCATCAGTATTCATACCAAGCAACTCTAATTCTTCCTGCAAGTATTTGTTCTTAGTCAGGTGTGAACCAGCACGTGTGCGAGAAGTAAATGCGTTTGCTTTCCATGGCTCAATAGAAGGTGATGTTCCGCCAATCAATGAACTGTTTGCATTGGGGGCGATAGCTAACATGTGTGCATTACGCTTTCCAGTGCCTGCCATATCTGGCGCTTCACCACGCTCGGATGCGAGTATTGATGTCTCTACTTCTGCCCACTGCTTGATGTTTTTAAAGATCTCTATGTTTGTTGACACTGCTTCTTCAGATTCAAATTCAATACGGTGTTTCTGGAGGTATGCGTGATAGCCCATCGCTCCAAGACCCAAAGACCTTTCCCGCATAGCAGAGTATTTCGCTCTGTGGATTTCGTCCCCTGCGTGGTCGATAAAGTACTGCAGGACGTTGTCAAGGAAACGAATAAGATCAGCAACAACAGTTGAATCTTTCCATTCATCATACTTCTCCAAGTTCAGTGAAGATAGGCAGCAAACAGCACTACGCTCTTCGTTTGTTACTAGGTGTATTTCATTACACAGGTTAGAACCTTTGATAGTAAGACCCATATCTTTCTGTGATTGAGGCAATGCTTTGTTAGCAGTGTCAATGAAGTTTAGATATGGTTCGCCTGTACGATAGCGAGTCTCTAAAATTAGTTCCCACAACTTACGCGCACGCATAGTATCACGCACTTCTTCTTTGTTTGGATCCTTTAGTTCCCACACATCATCATGAGCAACTGCACGCATAAACTTATCAGATAAATTCACAGCGTGATGTAGGTTCAGACATTTACGGTTCACATCACCAGTCGGGATACGCATGTTAATGAACTCTACGATATCAGGATGAGAGATGTCCATATAGGAAGCGTATGAGCCTTTGCGGGTCTTTCCTTGACGATACGCAGTCATATCACTATCTACAGTGTGTAAAAATGGCATTGGACCTGGAGCAACGTCTGATACAGATCGAACATCTGACCAATGTCCACCAACACCACCACCCTTTACTGATAACCATCGCAACTCTGCGCTGTGATCAATTAATCCTTCTAGAGTATCAGGGACGTATGTTAGGAAACACGAGATAGGTAATGACTTAACCTTTTCACCCTTGAGCGGAGCATTAGAAAGAATTGGTGATGAGAACATAAACCAACCGTTCGATGCAGCGTCATAGATTCTTTGCGCAAGTTTCTTATCTCCTGCCGAGAATGCTACTGCAGCACGAGCAAACGCTTCTTGCGGCGTGCTTTCGTCATCTCTGCAATAATAATCTTTTAGAAGTTTGACAGCTTGCTCTGTCATTGTTTTGTCTTTGCTGGGATCAATTTTCACACCCAAATGCTGACGAGGAAGCCCAAACATATTATATCCTTTTATTCTTGTTCTTGTAGTAATGAATTTGCCATGGGGAATATCTCAGCAATAGCGCATGCGCACTCACGAGCAATTTCCATGTGTTCTTTTTGTGTACCGTTAGCAGCACGCAGATTAATATAATGAATCCAACTTCTCAAAGTGCCATTCATATATAGTCGAGTTTTAGTAAGTCCCTCTGGGAGTACTGCTCTCGCCTGCTCTTTCGCGATGCCCGCTTTTATTGCCCAGTCATATGCTCTCTGAGATGCAGCGATAACGGTTTTCTGAGCAGCAACCCAATCGCGCCTTAATGACTCATCATTAGTGTCAACACTGTTCTGACGGTTCTTATCATCCTGTAGTCGCGCTTCACGCAGAACATAAGGATATCCCATTTCATCAGGCGTAGCATAACGCTGGCTGAATTCTTGGAAAGAGAAAGAACGATGACGCACAATCTGATGTGCAATATCTCTTGTCGTGTCGATCATCATACACGCACTGACCATCTCTAAAGGAGACCAATGTTGGTGTTTGATTAGATACTTTACCAACTTCTCTGAAGTCTCATTGTTGAACTGATTGGCAGGATTAGAAACCCTCGCACAGTACGCGATCATTTCTAATAAATCAGGATTCTCATTCTCACCAAATAAACCATCCACTGCTGCCGAATACGACACTAATTTTACATGCATTTAAATCTTTCTCCACTCACTCAGTTTAGCCTTCGCGGACAATCCTTTGAAGGTGTTATTACTTATAATACTTTGAATCTCATCGACACACTTACCAGACAGTATCATGTCATTAATGTCTTTTTCTTTCACACTATTTGGGAACAACGCAATCGAATGATTCTCAAGTATCGTCTTTTCAATACGTCTTACTATTTCCTTGCTTCTTGGTTCATTATCATACACAAAGACATACTCAGCTGCAGCATTAATGCCACTCACATCAGCTCCAGCCATCGCAATTGCGTTATCAACGAACATACTATCAATTGGTCCTTCAACAACATAGACTGGCTTGCGGTAGTCTACAGTATCTAGCCCAAATATCTTCGGCGCATCAGGATCAATCATTATGGTTACATACTTCAGATCGGACTTGCCTATTGCTCTGCCCTGAAACCCAATCAAGTTGTCATTCTTATCTATAAAAGGAATGATGATTCTTGGCTCATCTTTAGTGATGTTGGGAACCTTATCTTTCACACAAGCATTAACGAACTCGTAGAATTTAGGAGCATAAAAAAGTTTGTAGTGGCACTTAGTAGGGATAGCACGACTTAAAATATATTGTTTGGCTCGGTGTGTTGGAGGCAGTTGAGAGACCTTTTTCAGCTTACCCAGCGGTGTTTTGAGATAGTTCGCTTTCTTCTTGAAGTGGAACTCTGTCTTAGTTTTCTTTGGCAGGGGAGTAGTATTAGCTGCTCTGTGACCACCCCCATCCTTGAATTTCTCCATAGTATATTCTTTATAGAGATGAGGACTGACGTGTTTTATAAGGTTGCTGACGCTTGCGCCCATGCCGCAGTTATGACACTTAAATATATAGGAACTCTCTTTAACAAACACATAACCACGCGCCTTGTTCAGATTCGTTTGAGAATCCATACAATAAGGGCATCGAAAATTGTATAGTGTGTCGTTCTTCCGCTTGAATTGCTCTAGCTGAGAAGAGAGAAGATGAAGGTATTTTGATTCAATATAATTACTCATGTACTCATTATACAACAAAAAGCTCAATAAGACAAGGAGTTTTTACATATGATCTTTAATATATGGGAAGACTACTGTGATTAAGAATGCTAGTAAGCTGAAGCCGCCAGCTGCTTGCCATTTCCACTGTTCTAGCTTACCGACTCGGTTGGACATTTCACTAGCGTGGTCTCGCTGATCTTGCTTCAGCTCTTTGATCTCGGACATAATCTCTTTGTGAGAGTTACCAAGACCTTTCTGTAATTCTTCGCGCAAACTTCCGATCCTTTTATGCAAGATGTCTTGTTGGTCTCTCGCTTCCTTTCTGCGCTCTTCGAGCAATGTAAATAAGTCCATGTCTAACCCGATCTTTGCCGATACAATCTCATCCGACTCGAGAATAATCTGTTCTGCTTTCTTTGCTCGTTGTCTCATAATCACTATCGCTTTGGTGAGTTTGTCTTTTATTTGTTTCTTCTATTTATTATCTTTAGAATGTTTGTCCGACTGTTTCCGCAAGTATTCGGCAATTTCTTTGGCTTGCATCGAATATAATGTTTCTAAGTCTTCTTCTAAAGCCTCTAAACGATCAGCTATTAGTGGGTATTGCTTACGAAACTTGGCGTCTTTTTTGGCGAGCGAAATATCATACTTAACAGCGAGATATTGCATAAAGGCATCAACATGCTTCTGGAACCAAATGCCCATAGTTGTGCCTTGAAACCAATTATAAAATGAACTGCCGACAACAGATCCGAGAATAGACTTTAGTATAAACCAATACATATTATTTGTCAACCTTTTCAATGTCGTTCAACGAGGCTTCAACAGACAAAACAACATAGTTCTGCATGCCATGATCAGTAAGCGCATCAAAGAACTTACCTTGCTTCCATCCAGACCACGTACCACGGAAGAAGTCTTTCCATCTCTGCCAATATGTAGGATTGCGCTCATATCCATATGCATTGAAGTAACGCTCGTCACCACAATGAGCATAACCAAGTATCTTTGGTGGAACCTTGGTAACTATGTCATTGTTATTAACAAATCGTTGATGTGGACATTTAAGCTCTTGAACAAATCGCTTACCGCCAACACGTGGTGAACCGAAAGTAAACAAACACTCAGCTTCAATACGTGTCGCAGCGATTGTTGCCATTGCAGCACCGAGACTATGACCAGTGAGATAGATTGTTCTGGGTGTTTTTAACTTACTGTTTGCTTCTATCTCTTTTAAGCAATCAGCCCATAATTCATCGAGTTCATCCTGAAACCCTGAGTGTACCTTACCTCCAGCAAGAGCGGAATTCCTTGTCACTTTCAGATCCGCAGCTATGTCATTCAGCTTTGTCGGTTCAGTACCCCGAAACGCGAACCACAATTCTTTTTTACTCTTAGCGACCAATACCTGTGCACCATTTCTGTCAATCAACTTGCCCTTATAGCCGTCGAGACTCTTCAATGCTTCTGCGTCAAGGTATGCTGACTGCGCAAGATACGCTGCAGCTTCTGTTTTATTGGTCATCTACTTAGTTATCCTTTATTTATTTTTATGTTCTTTATAAATTCAATGTAATCGAATGGTATATATTTATCTTCTTCAAAGAAGTGTACTGCGATAACGTTTTGGGCACCATCAACACCACTCTCTATAACGTGAGAAACATTATCGATTCCTCCGATCATATACTCTTCAAACAACTTAATATCATATTTGTCTTTATGTTTGACCATAATATGATACATCTCTTGGCAAAAATAGAGATAATGTTGATCCAATGTTTCGGGTGTCGTAGTATAAGCATTCACCAAAGCATCATAAATGATTTCACTATTTGGCTTCGCACCTATAAACCCGTTAAATACTGTCGTACCTAGAAGAAAGTTCTCTCCATTAAGAGACACTTCAGCATTCACATTCATATCCAAGTCACACACAGTGAATAGATGATCGTGTCCATCTATATCCAGCTCAGATAAATCCCCTGTTAGCATTAGATCAGAGTCGCAAAAGACCCCACCATTCAAATACAAGTAATAGTATCTAAACAGGTCAGATTTATGCGCACCTGTGAAACTATTAAAAACATCTACTATGTTCGGGAATTCTGGTAGTGGATTTTCGTCAAAATACTCCAGTATTCTTTCGTCGTCATACCAGTCTATCTTCCAACCACAACCATTTCGTTCAGCCCATCCAGCATTAACTTCATCAAGGAAAGGCTCTCTCGAAACTTGCAATAAAATCTTTGGTATCATAATATAATTCTCAATGTTATTGTGTCGGTTCTTCCTCTTTTGGCTTTACCGAATCTTCATAGTAAATAATAATTTCTTTCTGTTGTAGTATATAGCGTCTTAGATCAGCAAGGTTTAAGCTGATGTTCTCATAGCCTCTAACAGAGATTGCCATGAATACTATGTCGCCATTATCCTTCTCAAACTTTCCAAGAAACTCTTCCATGTTTCTTTCAGTGACAACATACCAATCAACATCTGATAGATCTAATTGCTTTGGTCGTTCAACAACAGGGATTATAGGTTGAATGATCTTTGTTACTGTTACAATCTTTTCTTCTGGTTGTCTGTTTAATAGACTACAACTGCTACTTAGCAGTATCAGACTCAAGATCAGCAAATATCTTAGTTGTGCCATCATTTATTCTCTTTTCAATTAATCCAGGTTTTCTCAAACTCAACAACGTCAGGTTGTGCTTCTTAAATTTCTGTAACAAACCATCAGAGTATGCTTCTGCTTTCTGAAGGTTTTTCATTAGGTCTTTGGTCAGAGCGGCTTGTACTTCTGCAGTTTCTTGCATAGTGTTTATTGTGGCTTGCTGCTCTTCAGCCGCAGCTTTCAATGTCGCGTTGTTCTCTGCGAGCTGTTGAATACGATCCTGAGTGTCATTGTAGTAGCTCTTGGCGGCATAACCAACACCACCAAGTATCACTATCAATGCGATACATGCATACAATTTAATCATAATTTATCCGTGTTTCTTAAAGGTAACTTTCGGAAACGCTAATGTCGCTTTCAACACTTCGTCTTTAGAGGCGTTGAATTGTATAGCAACTATCTCATCAGCTTTTGTGGCTATAGCAGCCAACCAACGATGATTGCCATCAATAACATAGTTATCTTTACTGATAAGTATTGGCTTCTTGTTCTTGTCGTCTTTCTTAATAGAAGCGATAACACCTTTATCTGAAAATTGTGACTGTATAGCTTTTAGTTTTTTCGGGTTTGCGACAATTCTCTTACCAACTATGCCTTTGCGCTTCATATGTAGGATATATGCAGCATAGTCTTTCTGTTCAATCTGAGGCATTTTGTTTCGAGGAATATCACCACGAGTAGGGACAGTGACCTGCAACTCATTAACTTTCTGTAGAGTTGTGTTTGCTTTAGCGTATACTGATGTTGGACGAGTGCCTCGAACTGGAGCTTTAGTCTCGAACAGTTTCTTGAAGTCCTTTCCAGCTTTAGCAGGAGTGTTTCGCTTTGCCATCTCAACCGCCAATTCACGGTCAGGCGTCTTAAAATTCTTCTTACGCATTACTGTCTTGGCCACCAACTCCAACTCACCTCTTCGCAGATTCAATACGAATGGTACGTTGATGTCCGTTTGCATATCTTTCAATACAGCTTCAGCGTCTGGACCAAGTTTTGGTATAGCTTTGCCGTGTTTCTTAAATGTTTTCTTAAATAGACGTATCAGTTCGGCTGAAGTGATGTCTTTTTTATTGCGAGCATCGTTGGCGCGATCTAGAAAATGACGAGTGAACTCAACATCAATCCCCACTTTAGCGAAGACTCTATCGGCATATTTTTCAACGGCATCTAAATCAGCTTGAGTTATCATGCGTTATCAACTAGTATAAGATCAAATGCCGCAGAAAGAACGCCATTAGCAGCGCCAATAGCCCGCACATCAATATCGGTCTTCTCGGTAAACTTAATCGGAGTAGCATACTCGATAGTGTGGTCACTTTGGAATAAGTACACCCCACCAACGACTCGGAATGCGCCACCAAAAGGACGGGCAAACATAGCAATCTCTACTGCCTGATTCTTACTTGCTGTCATCTGTACAGTGTTTAGGAACCCAGTACTACCTGCAGGAACAGTGTAAAATGCCTGTAGTGATTGTCCACGCTCTGCTTTAATCTCTGTGATAACAGTAGGTGTCGCATTCTTAACAACAATAGTGCCGACATTAGTGGCAGTACCAGACATAAATGCACGGTTGATTCTGTGCCAAGTCTTGGTGCCAGTTACAGGAGTTTCTCCAGTCAGGCAAATAGTTTCAGTCTGGAAGGCATAGTTAGTATCCAACCCTTCTAATGTAACATCAGTTGTGTCAGCATCGTCATCAGATACGACAGTAACGACACTAGCGTCAACGATAGCTGGCCAAGGATACAACTGTTGGCCAACTGTTTCTCCTCCAGTCCAAATAGTTGACCAACCAGTACCGACAGTACCGTCAAGCGCACCAAACTTATGTACGGCAGTGTATCCTTCTAAATCACCATTTGCTAATGGGATATTCGATGCATTGCCAAATGTGTTGATGATATTACCGTTCTTATCAGCAAGCATATTTGCTTCAAAAATAGTAGTACCATTGTCGAGATATTCTTGACTGTCTATTCTATATTGTGCCATGCTCTTTTTCCCTTATAGTTCCCTTATAGTCCAAATTTCTTCATGAAGTCTTTGCGTTCTTTGATCTTAACTCTCTTCGCTTTCTGCTCAAGATACCGCTTCAAAAACGCTTTCATATCTTTCTTACGAGCATCTGGCTTCTTGAAGTCCGCAACATCATCGCCAGTACCAGCAACTGCAGCGCCAGTAGCATTGGCAGGAGCATCTTCAAATAGTGTATTGAAGTCCTTTTGCTCTGTTGTGCTTTCTTCTATCTTATCCATAGCTTCGTATAACCCTCGTACCATTTCTTCTTCGGAGAATTCAGTTTGTGTGTGGCTTTCTTTAATGAGGAACAAAGCAGCAGCATAGGAAGCAAACTTGGTTTTGCCTCCTGGAACTTTTTCTAGGAGTTTTTTAAGATTGAACACCATCCGATCATAATACCCATAAGCATTATTCTCTTCAGTAGTCTCAGGCGACTTTATCTTCTTGCCGCTCTTGTCTATAATCCCCAACTTAAATGCATCAGTCTTTTCAAAGGGCGTTGTCAGCCTTTTGATGAACTGGTACGCGAGGAGTAAATCTGTAATCTTGCCCATTAAATCTTCCTAAGCGTTTCTACTATGTGTGCGTCTAACCCAATCTCACTATCTATGATTCTTTTACCTGCAACCAAACCAAGTTCAGTCGGGTAGTATTTCATCATGATCAAGAATGGCTTCAGGTAATGTAGATACCCTTCCAGCTTCAAGAATAACATTCTGGTAGCAGCTCTACTCTCAAACATGTTATAAATTACAACCATATGATTGATGATCAACCTTTCTTTAAGATCTCCTGATTGCTCATACTTTCTGAACAATCTTTTAATGTAGCGTATCCTCTTCAGGTCGTCATAAAACTCTAACAAATCCGTACAGTGGGGATTCGTATATGACTTCATAGCGAACATTTGGAAGTTATCTTCCGTCAAATCGTCAAACATATAATTCCATCAATTAATTAAGTAATATCGCTCAGTGCCGCTCTCTTGATGACAGTCGCGCTTACAGCCACATATATATAGTCAGCATCAAACCAAATAGATCCAGCACCAACCGTTGGAGATGTTGTTGTTGGATTATTTGTGGATGGTGTCGAACTTGTTAGGCGTAAATTTTTACCCGCAACAATAGCTAAGTCAGACGGTACAGCACCAAAAAGGTTTTGTACCGTGACTTTCTTACTAGAGGGCGTAGATCCAGGATTATCAACAACCATAAAAAGGTCGTCGCTCGACACCGAAGTGGCAGCAGTAAGTGCTGTAACCTTTTTATCAGCCATTATCTATAATCCTTATTCGCTATCAGGTAATTGAGTATCATCGGCAGCATCGCCAGAGATAGAACCCATAGCAACTAATGTTTCATACTGTACACGACCAGCACGACCACCAGTTCCAGGTGTACGCTTAACCCAACCAGCATGAGCAACGCTCTTACCTTCGCCAGTAATACCAACTTCTGTTTTATCAGCACCGTAGATAAAAGCAGCATCAATGTTTTCTGAATACACAGTATACAATGGCTTCTCAGATACTTCGTATGCAGCAGCAGAAGATACTGCGATATCAGAACTGCCGTCAGCTTGACGTACAGTTGCGTTTGACGCATCGGCGATAGCAGTGAATACATAATCGTTAGCACCAATACGCAAGAAGTCACCAACTTTATAGTCGGTTAAAACTGCGCTTGACGCACCAGTTACAGCTCCAGCATCAGTAACAGCACATGTGCCTACTGTGGTTTTGCTGTCTTTATTTCCCCATAAACTCATCTTATTTCTCCTAAGATATATTTGTTATTACTTCTATTTAGTAGTTTTCATAATCAACTTGGTGGCAGCTACACCAATTTTATAGCTGCCATATTCTTTATAGTTCTCTGAACGCCAACTCTTTAGCTTTCAAGAACTTAACTGCGCTCTTAATGGCAGGCATAGGACTTCTCTCAGTACCGACTTTGGTATTGCGACCTGTCTTATACTTAACCTGAACACCATCATCAGTTGTCTGCATTGTAACAAGCAAGTTGTTATTTTTAGGATCTTTCAACTCTACAGAGATGTTATCCTTTAATGCCAATACTAATGGAGCGATATCTTTATCTTTCAGTAATGTAAACTTCTCATCAAGCTCTTGTTGCTCAGCCAAACGATTAATGGTTGCTTCCATAACAGCTTCCCATCTAGAACCATACTTGCTCTTGAAGGTAGCTTCATTTAATCCACAGCTTTCTTTAAGTGCAGATCGTACTTGCTGAACCTTAGTTTCCATATCTCTGATTTCGCCTTCAATCTCTTTACGTTGACGACCTTTACTTTTCTGGATTAGGTCTTGTAATTGAGACTCAAACGAACTTAGTTTGCGTTTAAGATCAGCTGAACTCTTACCCTTATAAGGATTCTTCAAACCTTCGTCTAAAGATGGAGAAGTATCAACCTCGTCAGCCTTTTTGTCTTTCTTCTTGTCATCCTTTTCTTTTGACTCATCTTTAGAAATAGCCTTAGAAATTGCCTTACGCTTCTTGTGTAAGAACTTGTCTGAATCGTCTACATCACCATCGTTGTCGATGTCTTTGTCTTTACGATCTTTGAACTTCTTCTTAACAGCTTTAGGCTGAACTTTATCAAGACCTTCACCGTCATCAGACTTATCGTTGCTGTTATCTTCATTAATAGCTTCAACACCTTGCTCAACAACAACATTAGTATCGTCAGTAGAAACTTCGACAGTATCGGCTTGTCCAGAAACAACAGCGTTTACAGCAGCAAGCAATGAGTCACTAGAACCATAATTGTCTTGCGTTCCGAAGACGTTTGCTTCTTCAAGTCCTTCCATTGCACCTTTAACTTTGAACATTTTGTATTCACCCTCTTTGTTTGTTTTATTTGCACGATCAAGATACTTCTTAGCCTTTGATGCATCATCAAACTTAGAGAACTTAGTTGTGTCGGCTTTACCTTTCTTATCGTAGTATTGAACTATGAAGTAATCTTCATTGAGTTCTACGCTCTCGACCTTAAATCCTTTTTTCTTCGCATCAGCGATACGCATTATAGCGTTTGCGCCAGATTTTGGATCAGGAAACTTGTTTGGATTTTTAGGTGCTTTACTGTAACCAATAATTTTATCGGTCTTTGGATTATTATTTCCACGAACATTTGCTTTAGCAATATGAACAAGATCGTTATCGCCAAATTTAGCTTCGTCTAGCTCAACAGACTCTTTGATCGCACCTTCAAGAGAACGGAAGAACTTCAGCTTAACACCTTTGGTCTCAAACTTAGCATCTTCAATAGTACCCTCTGAAGACTCTTGGGTTAGATTATAGTAGATTCCTTTGGCGATATTGACTTTCACAAGTGGAAAGATGTCACCAGCAATGCTAATCTTTGTGGCATATCTGAATACAGTTTCGCCAGACTTTACGTTAGAACCTTTGATGTACTTCTTATCACCAGAATCTAGAGCAAATAGTACCATTGGGTGTTTGCTATTGTTATCGCTCATTACAGCAACTTCTTTATAGCCTTTCTTACGACCGAATGTTAGTGCTTGATCTTCACCCCAATTAGGAGTCTTATCTGTGAACTGTTGGTATGCTTCGTCTAGTTGATCACCTTCTGCTTCAAAAGAGTTCAACAAATGCTGCTTTCTTTTTGCAAGAGCAAACGCTTTATTCATAACAGAAGCAGCTTGTGCGATAAATTTAGATGACTGCTTTTCTGCCTTTTCGCCAGCCTTAATTCCCATTTCTAACCCAATGATCAGTTGTTCAACTGAATCGATTAAAGTGGGATCATCGAACTTTTTCTTTTCGCCCTCAGCCTTTGCTTTTAGACCTTTCAATTTTTCTATGGCAGTGAGTAGTTCGCTATTAGGCATATCACCAGCTTTAAATCGAATCTGTTCATCAAGAGAGACTGATTCGTTTAAGAAGTCATCCGCTGACTTAGCGCCCAAGGCGACATTAGCTATCTTATCTAGCTTGGCAATATTAATTTTGTATTTGTTTAATATAGCGTCAATGATATCTGAAGCATCGCCATCGCCTTGTCTATTCACAAGTTCAAACGCAATTTTAGTATCAGCAATATTGCCTGCAATATTCCAATCTTTCTTAACGGCTGCTAAGTCTTTATATTCTTTATGACCATCATCAGTGACTACGAAGTAAACTGTTTTCTTATTCTTACCTCTCGACTGAGCCGCTAATCGAGCAGGAGTCTTATCTTTCTTACTTGTTAGCTCATCACCATAAACACTACCGCCCAGCTTTTTAATTCTTTTTAGAGTGTCTTCTATTGATTCGCCTAACATTGCTTCGAATGCTTCATCAAGAGAGACTGATTCTTTCACTACTTTACCAGTCTTAAGGAATTTAAAGTCGACACCTAATTGCTTAGCAGCTTTAGTGATAGCTTCTCTGGCTGTTCTAGCCTTTACTACGATTGGCTGTCCACCACCAAGTTTTTTGCCATTCAGAGTCTGCTTAGGAATAGGAACAGAAAAGCTGCCCATTGCTTCTTCAAGAGCATCTTCATCTTCATCTTCATCTTCATCTTCAGGCTTCTCGTGAGTGTAGCCTTTAGCAGCAAGAGCTTTGTGCTCTGCTTCGCTATTAGCAACTTCTTTCTCGCCAGTTTCTGGGTCAAACATATCGTGTGGATACTTAGCAGCTTCTTCTGCTTCCTGAAGCTGCTTGAGCTGCATCACCTTTATTGTGTTCGCTAGGTTCATTTCTTAGATTCCTTAGTTATCAACTTTTTCGCCAGCACGCCACTGGTAACATGACCAATACCCAGCTGTTGTTTTGTCTTTTTTGTTTTCGCAATCGTGTCTTGATCTGAATGCTGCTCTTCGCTTTGGATCGTCTCGTTTGATTTCCATATTTGGATCACCAAACGTAACCTTAATCACATTGCCTTTGTCATTCTTAACATACACGCCAAATTTCTTTTTCGATCCTGATGGTAGTCTGAAAGGATTATTTAAATCAACCTTTCTTCCTTTATACTCAGCAGCTTCAACCACTAAATCTTCATACATGCCAGCGCAATCTTCTTGACACGGAGTGTCTTTTTTATACTTCTTGGTCAATGCATCAGTACCAAACTCACCAGCAGCTTCTTTAAGGTCTGTATACATATTCGCAAGAACACGCGGGTTAACACCACTATATTGTCGCGCCACAACACCAGCATAATAAACAACACCGTGCCTCATGGGGTCTTTACCAGCTTCTTTCTTCTTGCGGTCTACAACCTGCTTCAGAACACTCAATGCGGCTTGATACTTATTCTTTGAGATAGTCTTAGACTTCAGCTTGGCAATTAGTTCTCCAGTAGGAACCTCATCCAACATCTCAACAGACTCGCTCACATTACCCTTGTGTTGTTTCCACAAGTCAGCATCGCCAGTAGTTCTTGTCTTACCGCCAGTAATGAAAGAGTTTACACGAGCATATGCCCATTGCTGTTGGTTTGCTCCTGGACGATGTCCAGTCTTCCAAGCAGCCATGCCACGATTGTAAACTTTCTTCAGGATACCAAGAGATATGCCAGACTTGTCTGACTTCTTCTTCAGCGCAGTGGCTGAGTCTTCGGTGATCTCAAAAGATTCTTCTTGGTTCTTAGCTTTAGTGTCTGAAGTGCGAGCGCGATCCATCATACGATCATGCTTCTTCTTATCA